TCAATGCAGCACTCTCGGCGGCTCCTTCACCTCGATCATCAGCCGGATGGTCTGGTCGTCCACCCGGATGGCCTCCAGTATCTTCATGTCGATTTTCACCCGCTTGAAGTCGGCGATGAGCTTCATGACGATGGGGAGCGTCTTGATGTCTATCTTCAGCATGGCTCACCTCCGGTAGCCCAGCAATTGCAGGTACCGCTGGGTAGTTTCGATGTTCGAATGACCGAGCCGGTGCATGATCTCAAGCAAGGTCATCCCCTCGTTCGCCCAGATCGAGGCCCGCCGATGCCGGAGCGAGTGCCAGCTGAACCGCTGGGTCAGCGTTTCCAGGAAACGCGGATAGGCGTGGTAGCCGGTGAATACCTTGCCGTTCGTTCGGGACACCGCCTTCAAACAATCAGGCGTGGGAATTTTCCGGCTGGTGAGGTTCTGGTTCTTGGCCTTCCGGGTGTAGAGGGTGACGAACTGACCGTCAACGTCCTCCCACGTCAAGCGGATGGCCTCCATGATCCGGCAGCCGGTCTCCTCCACGAAGTCGAACAGGAGCTTCTGCTCGCCGGCGATGAACTGCCGGACCGCCGCGATCTCGATGTCCGTCGGGATGTACTTGGCGACGCTGTTCACGGGAAAGTGCCGGATGCCCTTGACCGGGTTCCTGATGTTCAGCTCGTAGGTGTCGATGGCGTAGTTGAACAGCGCCTTCAATTCCCGGATGCAGGCGTTGGCCGTCCAGAGGTCCTTTTTCCGCGACTGCAGGTCGGCCGCCAGGTCGTTCATGAATTGTTGGACCTGCGCTCGGGTGACCTGGCCGACGAACACGTCGCCGATGAAGTCCCGAAACAGTTTGAAATGCCGGTCCGTCCGGTCGTGGTAGAACTTGGAGTGGTGTTTCTTGAGGGTCGCCATCCGCTCGTCCATCACCTGTTTCAACGGGACCTGGTCCGGGTGCTTCGCCCGCTCCTCGATCTCTTTAAGCTTCTCGCGCTCCGCTTGCTGGCATTCCCGCTTGCTGCGGTAGATGGCCTTCGAATGATAACGCGTCCCGAGGTACTGACCGCTAAACCAGTACCGGTCACCTCTTCTGACCCGACGTTCATAGCAAGGCATCTGTCATCTCCTTCCAGTAAGCCCGTCAGTTCTTCAATGATCACTTCGTTTTCGGCCTTTATTTGATTGGCGCGCCGCAGCAGGTTTTCTACGAAGGTCCTGTTCATCGTCATCTCCTTTCGACAAAAACGTGGCGAATCGATGTAAGTAGGTCACCAGCATCATGTTGCATTTGATCATCTGTTCGGCGGTGTCGCTCATCTGAATGACCAACTTGTCCGCGTCCTTAATTAACTCCTTCAGCTCCTTCAGGTCTTTGGCCATTGATTTCTCCTTTCGTTAATTGTAAGGAACATCCATTATAGGGACGCTTTTGGTGGTCGGGTTTGCGCTCTCTCAAAATCTGGATGGACAAGGTAGTTGTGGTACATAGGAGGGTCTATGGACCATCGTTACCTTTCCGTCGGCGAGGTCGCCCAGCTGCTGAACATGTCCGAGAAGTTCGTCTACGCCCACGTGCGTGAGCTTCCCGGCTTCTTCAAGCTCGGCGGCCGATGGTTCGCCGACCGGACCGTTCTGGAGGAAGAGTTGCACCGATTGGCCAAGCGCCCGAAAAAGGGCGGCGGGTTCGGACAGCGTGAGGCATCCTAATACCACCGCCCCTGTGGTTAGGCCGTAGCGGTGGACGCTGCTACGGCCTTCCTCTTTGCCCTCGACTTCGCCTTTATGATCCCTGCCTTGATGAGATAGGCCGATAGAGGCGCCTTCTCTGCCGCCAGTGCTTCGAGTTTCTGACGGGCGGCCGCCTCCTGTTTTTCGATCGCGTCGTACTTATCCTTGACCGTCTTCCCAAATTCATCCATTGCGCCTCCTAATGAGATAGATGAGCAGCAGTTTGATGTCGTTCAAATGGTTGACTATTTGCCGGAGTAATGTTTCGGTTTGCGTCGTGGTTCCCGCCAGACGTTTACGACTTTGTATACGGTTCACCCGCCCCCCTTTCCCTTCTTCTTCTTGCCGGTCTTGTACGCCGGAATCTCGAACACCTGCCGTTTCGCCTCTTTGATCAGTTCCTTGAAGACGCCCATTCTCATCACCTCCTTTCTGAGCGCATATTACTAGCGCCCCCCGGAGGTGTCATTGCCTGTTCTTTCCCTGCGATTCCTTTTCTTGGAGTAATTTCTTATAGGCGGCGCTCCACACGATGTACGCCAGCTTCCGGTCCTTCTTGTGGTAGCCGTAAGCCCTGGCCTGTAAGAGCTTGAATCCGTTCTCGCCCAGCTGCTTCAGCTTGTACGCGCGGTACGCCTCCCGGTCCGTCGATCCCCAATACTGGTGACAGCCGTAGCAAAGGCAGTCCACGTTGTCCGGGTCGAACCTCGTCCCCTCTTTCGCCCGCCCGAAGTAATGCGACGCCTGTAATCCCGTCGTGCCACCGCACCGGACGCACCGGTTATCCGCCAGCTCCCGGACGTACTTCGAGAATATCGAGTCCGCTTTGTCGAGTACTATCCTCATAACTACAGCATACCATAAGCCGCTGATATCGTTAAGAATGTGTTAAAATAGAAGTAGAGAGAACTCAAACCAAAAGGAGGAAGTCATGGCAACCCTATTCTTGTTGATCGCGTTGGCATTGCCCGGTCCGATCGACCCGGCGCAATTCGGAAACCCGGAACTTTACGAAAACGTCGGAATGGTGCCGATGACCGAATCAGTGGCGATGCTCATCTACCAGCGAACCGGTGAAGGCGACCCGCAAAACGCCTACGTGATCGTGGGGACGGCGCCCGGACTGCCGCCCGGCCACCTGCTTTTGCTCGGTTGGGGCTACATCTTCGAAAGCAAGGAGTACCACTTCATCCTGAGAGGAGGCGACTTTGTGCAGATTCCTGACGAGGAAGGAACGGAAAAAACTCCGCCGGAGCCGACATCGAAAAAGTCCAGTTGTTAAAAGCTCTTTTCAACCCGAACTCAAGGCACTCGCCATCTTCCTGTCTTCGCTCCCGCCCGACCCGGATACCAACGACAAACTCCATTGCAAAACCTGTAGCCAAAGCTGGTGCATCGGTTTTGACAATATCGCCGCCTGGTGCCGGACCTGTTTTTATAAGAATTGCTGCGAAAAGGAGATAAGGAAGTTTCGCGAGTGCCGACATTGCGGAGGGTGTCATGGAGAGACTGCAAATACTCATTAACGTCATCTTTTGGACAATTTACGATTTTGTCCAATACCGCCTAAGGAGGACGCCATGAACGTGACCTGTAAGCACGTCAGTGAAAAAGCGATGCGGGACGCGATGCTGGCGCAGATCATCAATCACATCTGCGACAAGCATGGTTGCACTGCGGTCATCGACTTCAATTCCCTTACCATCGACATCGACGGTCCGGAGAGCAAGCGGCTGGACGTAGCTTTCGAGCTTGACCGATTCTTCGGGTAAGGAGGGCAAATGCTCTGCGACATCTGCCGACGGAAGCCGCCGAGCGGGAAATTCTGTTACGTCGCCGACATCTGGATGGACACCCGCGAGGCCGAGTGCTGCTGGGCCTTCAAACGAGAAGACCATCCCGTCTACAACCCCCCGGCGTATATCGAGCCGGAACCCCAAGACCCCTACCCCTGATCCCTCCTCCAAAGGTCGGTTATCAACAACCGGCCTTTTCCTTCAGTAAATACGGGTACTTGACTAATTACTTTAATATGGTATACTAGTAATATCGACATGGGGATGTTGAAAATTCAGAAAACTCTTGTAACGCAAAATCTGCGTGTATCCAGTAGGGGTGGTTTCTTACAAGAGTTCCCACCCTGAACGGTATCCGCAGATTTTTCGTTTATATGCTCATCGGCAAAACCCTCCTGGTCTGTATCATCCTCTTCCTGATCTTCGGCGTGAATAAAGACGACGGCTGTTGCTGCTTGTTGGCTTTGCTTGGTATGATCCTGTGCGGAGTTGTCGTTGTCGTTTGAATGTTTGTTCCCTGATTCAAGCGGGAAGCAGTGGTTTCTAGACCCACTCGATCAATTGCCCTCAATTGATCGCCCGCTCAAATCAGCGAAGAAGCCCGTTGATTCCCGTCCCTGAAGGGGGATGGGTGAAGACCGAGCCTCCCGCGCTCTAACAGAGCCGGGAATCAGCGGACTACTCTACAATAAGCAACGGCGGTGGATCAGAGCCTTGGCCGCCATAAAATCACAAGGGTCTCGGGCCGGATGACGATTATCCGCTGCTACCGATGCGAACGATGCCCCATCTCGTTCTCAGCGGCAGCGGTGAATACGGCGCACGCCATCAGCCCGCCGAAATTTTCTCTCGGGAATCCTTTTTCGGTGACTTCGTAGTTGCTTTACACACATCTTATGCCTTACTACGTCATCCCCAACACGGGGGAAGGTAGTGATGCGCCGTCTATGGTTATGATCGCTTTTCTCGGTTGGATATTCCTTGCCATGATCGTTGGTAGTTTTTTTGATTGGCAAAAAAGATAGCCTTTATACGCCTCCGTACGAACAAAAAAGCCGCTTATGGTCTACATGACCTGGGCGGCCTTTTTGTGCGTCTCAGAGCCTTCTACGGCCTCTGGCGCTATGTTATTGCCCTATCTGACGGGCAATAACGTAAACGAACAACATAATGGCCAGATAGCCGATTAGAATGAGAATGGCGGGGCCGATAAAATAGCAAAGAATCTTCTCGTAGATCTTGAGCATAATTAAATTTCTATCATCCCCGCCGGCCTAAAACCATCTTTCAGACTTACCAAATGGGCGATTGTCCAGCAAACCTTATCTTCGTTCGGCTCGGTGGTGTAAAGCCGGGCGGCCTGGAATCTGACCGGCGTGCCGATATATCGGGCTAATTTCGCTTTTGTATAGTAGTGGAAAGAATTTTCGTTCCAGAATGACTTATGGGTCGGGTCTTGGAACGCGCCCCGGCCATCCGTGGAGGGAACCTTGATGAAGGCCCATCCTCCGGGCGCTAATACCCGGTAAAGCTCCTTCATCGTATGTATCGGGTCCTTCAAATGCTCGAACAAATCGATGGCTTTGACCATCCCGATGCTGTTGTCCGGGAAATCCCAGTCATTGTCCAGGTCGAGGATGATGTCGGCGTCCTTGAGGTCTACCGTTTCAAAGCCCTCGCAAGGCTCTATCCCCCCGCCCAGCTCGACCATCCTTAAATTGTTCATCACGCACCAGCGCCTGGCCAAATCCTCGATATACCGGTCGTGGATGCGGTAAACGTTTTCCTGTATCTCCTGGTTATAGCGGAGCCAAGTGTTCTTTCCATGCACCCGGTAAATGTACAATCCTTTATTGATATGCTTGAATTTCGTGACCAGATACATTTTGCACATCAGGTCCAGATCGTCCAATATCCTCATCTCGGGATTGTATCCGCCGACTTGCTCGTAGACCGACCGCCTAAATGCCCGCAAGTGGTTGGGGGCGAACCATATCTTGCTGATACTGTCCGGCCGGGGCGGAAAGGAGAAGTGCTCGTCCAATTCGTGCCCCCGGAATTTCACCTTGCGGTATTTCCAACCGTACCGCTCATCGAACCTCATTACGGGCTTGTAGTCGGCCGTGGCGTGGACCGTGTTTGAATAAACGAAGCCCACTGCTTTGTCTCTGAATGCCTTGTCCACTTCTGCCAGGGCATCATCGGTCAACAGGTCGTCATGGTCCATCTCCAATAGAATGTCGCCATCGCAGTGGGTACAAGCCAAATGTTTCATCGGGCCGACCCATTCGTTGGTCCTGTACTGGAGCGTTGTTTCCTTGATCCTTTTATCCTTGAAGCCTATTTCCTTGCCGCCGTTATTATAGACGATGACCCATTGCCAATCCTTGAAGGTCTGTCGCTTCAGGCATTTGTATATTTCAGGAAGAAAAGAGGATTCGTGAGTCGGAGTGAAAAGAGAGATCATGAAGTTTTGATTAGCATCAAATGGGCGTTGGCTTTGGCATACCACGCCTGCGAGGCCTGCACGCCCTTCGCCTGCACCCCGATGGTCGGCGAGCCGGTACCGGGAGTGATGATTATACCGGAAAGAATCACGGATTGGGCGCCGGCCACCCTTTGGGTCGGCAAAGTGCCGTTGCCCTGGGCCGTTTGTCGGTATGAATTCACGGTGACAGTGGTTTGCGGGCCGACCACGATGCCCTCGACCGTCGCCCCGGCAACACTGCACTGGACTCCCATTTGGACACCCTGGGTGCCGGCCGCCGGCTGCATGCCGATGACGGCGTAATAGTGGTAGGTCGTTGAGGTCGAAACACTTATGTCCGCGAATATGTTTGTTACGGTCTGGGCGGAACACGTTACCTGATTGCCTTGGACGCTGAACAGGGTCTCCTTGCCCGAACCGGCCACACCCTGCGCTCCTTGGTATCCCTGATTGCCTTGGCTGCCGGGTGTCCCTTGATTTCCTTGATTGCCTTGACTGCCCGGACTACCGGTGTCGCCTTGGTTTCCTTGATTGCCCTGGCTTCCCGTATCGCCTTTTACGCCTTGATAGCCCTGGTTTCCTTGCGCTCCAGCAGCGCCGGCATCTCCCTGGTCGCCTTTCGGACCGGCGGAACCTTGCGTGCCTTGATGTCCTTGGTTGCCTTGAGGACCGGGAACCGTTGAATCGGCGCCGACGTTTCCTTGGTGGCCTTGATTTCCTTGCGCTCCGGCCGCACCGTCATTGCCCTGTGGACCAGGCGCTCCGTCATTTCCTTGCGGGCCGGGGGCGCCGTTATTTCCCTGATGACCTTGATTACCCTGCGGACCGGGGACGGTAGAATCGGCGCCGGTGTCGCCTTGGTTGCCTTGATAGCCGCGATCACCCTGGTCGCCTTTTGCCCCTGCGTTTCCTTGATGGCCCTGGTGTCCTTGGTTGCCTTGGGGGCCGGCGTCGCCCTGCGGTCCGGGCGCCCCATCCGAGCCTTGGCTTCCTTGGTTGCCCTGCGCCCCCGCTGCTCCATTATCTCCTTGGTTCCCCTGATTGCCCTGGGGTCCCTGGACGCCGGTGGCCGGCTCATAGTAGTCAAGCCCTTTGATTTTCGGCCGATAAGCCATATTTAAAAAACGTTATAGAAATAATCATAAGTAAGCCCTGCCCTCCCGGTCCAACTGGTTGTATAATCGGAAGTTCCTTTTATGAAACGATGGGCGGTCGTGGTCATCTGTTGGATGAACCAATTGCCGTCCTTGTCCACGTAGCCCAGATATTCGGTTTCACCGCCCAGGTCCTTGTCGGATACTTGATAGGCTGATAGCGGGTCTTGTTTGGCGTCTATTTCGCTTAACTTTTCCACCACCAAAAGCGACCCAGAATTGCCGCTGAAATTGACGGTCGGCTTGAAATCGGCCGGTTTGCCGTCCTTGTCGAGCAAGCGGACCGGGATAGGCTCCTTGTCTTCATTGCCGACCCGAACGGAAAGGCCGTTCAAAGCCGCTACAAGCCCCGTGGTGAGGTTTTTCAGTATTTTAGGCAGCCAAGACGGTTCTGCGATTTCCTTTACTTCCTGGGGCGTTTTAGAGCCAAGCTGGTCAAGCCGGTCCACTACGGTCTGGTTGCCGGTCACTAAATCTTGGATGGCGTCCAATATCCGTTTGAAAGTCAGGCGTTCCGAGCGTTTCAATACGTTTTCCGGGTCGGACTCCAACTCATCTAAAAAAGCCGCCGCCTCTTCCTCGGTCAAAGATTCGAGTATCTTTTTTTTCTCCGCCTCTGACTTGCCGGATAGAAGTTTTATGATGTCGCGCATATTAGAGGTCGCGAAGGAGATTCAACACTTTATCTTTGACGCCTCCTTCCTTAGACGACTGTTGAATGGTCAGGTTCCTTGCCGTCGCACGGGTGGCGGTCTGACCGGTCTTTTGTCCCATATTGCTAAGTCCCTGAGCGGCGTTCGTGGTGATGGCGGGATTGAAAATCGTGTCATCGATCAGCTTTCCGTAAATCATCCGGAACAGGCTTTGACTGCCCGGACCTTCGCCCACTTTTTCCAGCGACCGCTGGGCAAGCTGGACCGCCGCCATGCGCCGGACGTCCATCGCCAGTCCCATCGAATGATTGAGCGCCTTTACGGTGGCGTCACCCGTCTTTTCGTTGATCAGTTTGCGCAGATTGTCGCGGAGAATGTAGCGTGCCTGGACCGCGATGGCGCGGGTCCGGTCGGCGGTGTCGGTCCAAAAACTATCGGGTATCTTGCTGTCGAAGAGGCGCTTGTATTCCAACGCCTGCGTCGGCGTGATCTGGCCTTCCGTTATCCGGTTTATCTCCTGGGTGATGATTTTCAGCTCTGATGGCTTCAGTCGTCCCATGCGGTCCTGCATTTCGCCCACGATGTCCCCGGCGATCTCATTCTTGTTGATGACCGCGTCGTCGTACCGGGCCAGCGTTTCCGTCAAGGCTTTCCCTTTGGCGGCCAGATTCGTTTTCGCCTTATCCAGGATAGTTTGATACGTTCCGGTATAGAGCGGCTTCCCCGCCTCATCCACTTCATCGCGGATCTGCGCCCCGATGGTTTTGAACGCTTTCCCGACCGGAGTCCTTTCTATCTGATTGGCCACCTCTTTCTTCGGCGGTTGTAATTCCTTAAGATATGTATTGGCGGTCTTGTTCTGCACGACATTGCTCTTTCCGACTGCCCGCAATCCCGCCCCCACCGCTTCCAGCGTACCGCTAATGATGGCGCCGATGGAGGCGCCGCGCAAACTTGAAGCGAGGATGTCTTGCCCGTCCTTATCGTTGCTCATCGCGTCACCGACACCGCCGACCGCACCCATACCGGCTCCCATGGCCACCCGGCCGGCCACGCTGCCGGCGCTCAGCGGCGCGGCTAGGTATCCGGCGGTCTGGATGAGGTCACCGGCCAACGCCTTATTCGTTTTATTCACGGTCGGGGCGATGTCGGCGATGTTCACTTCGTTGCCGGTGTTTATCTTGTACTGCTTCTCCAGGCGGCTGGTGTCTTTGCCCGCCGCCTTGTTCGCTCGGATGGTCTGAAGGAGCTTCAGGTTCATGTCGCCCAATCCTTGCGACGATTTCTGGAATCCTTGGTAATCCTTTGAATTGAGCGCCAGCGACTCTCCGAGCGTCTGCGCCACCCCGCTCAAACCGGTCTTCATGGCGGCACCGAACATGGCCGGGGTCGGCTCCACCCCCTTCGATTTCAGGAAGGCGGCGATCTGCGAATCGTTGTCACCTGCCTTGCGCCGCAGTTGGACGAACTCTTGTATCTTTTGGGTGTCCATATCAATTGAAAAGGTTAAGTATCCACCCGGCCGCTCGGCTAAAGAATCCACCGCTCGATTGTTCAGGGGTGCTGGGAGTGTTGTTCTGCGTACTCCCGACGATAGTGGACCACTGCTCGTCCGGCGTTGCGGCCACGCTTGGCGCCGACACCGTACCGCCGTACAGCTGATCGTAGTTATTGCTGCCAATGACCAGCGACAGCGCCGACTTATTGTTCAGGTTGAACGTGCTAATGAGCGAATCGATCTTCGCCTGGTTAAGCGTGTTCGTTTTTCCGATGCTGGGGAATAGGTTGTTGTATACCTTCGCTTCGCTTTCCGTGAACGCGGCACCGGATACGGCGTTTCTGTAGGCGATGAGCGCCATGGTGATCTTATTCCCTATTTGCGCCAGGTTCGGGTCGGTCGTGGCGCCGAGTTTTTGATAGATGTCCTCGTCCGTTCCCGTAAGAATGCCCGTGTTCCCTCCGGCTTGCGCATATTCGTTAAGCGCCACTTTTATATCGTTAAGCGAATCGATGGCGGCAAAACGGCCGAACGCTTTGTTTTGCTGTTCCGTAGGCAAGGAGGATATGGCCAGGCTGGTGATAGCCTGTTTCGCGCCTTCCATGTCACCGGATTGCAAGAGGCTGTTGACCTGAGCGGTGGCGGCCTTCGCTTGCTGGCTGGTAAGACGCGGCAGGATTGAATTGAGTGAAGCGGCGATCGCGTCCGATGACGCTTTATTCCCTCCGCTTCCGGTCGCTGGCGTGTAGATCCCACCACCCGAAGACCCACCCGAAGACCCGCCCGAACCGCCACCGGCCAGTCTGGTTTGCTGTTGGTATATCCTGGATTTCTGCAGTTTCTCCTGTACCGCCGTTACCGTGTCGGTCGGCAGGATTCCGGCATCCGGGTACTTTTCCATCATGTTACCGGCAAACTCCGGCGATACGTTCGGGTCTGGTTTTAAGTAGGTCTTACCGGTCACGGGGTTCGTCCACTTGCGGTCCGGTCCGTACTGCGCGGCGGCCGCCGCCGATATTTCCGTGTAGCCGTTGGTCGCCAGCCCGAGTTCCATCTCCGCCTGACTTTGCAGGGCGGTCGCCGTTTGCGCGTCGATCTTGTCCTGCCGCTCCAAAAGCTGGATTTGCAGGTTCTGGAACTGCCAGAAGTCCTGGGCCGTCTGTTGCACCATTGATTGCGCCGCCGCCACGTTCCCTTGCGCCACCTGGTATTCGATGAGCTTGGAATTGTACTTGTAGACGTTCGTGGCGTCCGTGATGGCTTTGTCGATGTTCATCCCCTCCAGCTGGTCGCCGAGCGCCCCGATCGCCCGGTTGGTCACTTCCAAGAGGCGAGCGATCTGGTTGTTGATGTCGGTCATCGGGATCGGCTTGTTCTCGATGTCCGTGACGCCCTTTTGGTAATCGGCCTTGAGGCCCAGCGCCTCCTTCTTGATCTTCCCGGCGGCGGCGGTCTCCAGGAGATTCCCGAAGTCCGTCTCGTTGCGCATCTTGTCCAGCTCGCCCTTGATGGTGTTGGCGGTCTGTTGCGCCTGCGTAAGCTGCTGGTTCGGTCCAGCCAATCCGCCTTGGTACTGCTCCCAAATGGTGGCGGCTTGCGCGGCGGGCGTGGTGGCACCCCCAGCGGGCGTACCAGCCGGCGCGCCCGTGTTTCCTGGCGTTCCGGGAGGGGCCGGAGGGGGTGTCACCTGCGGCTTCAAAACGCCGTAGTAATCCTTACCGACCTTGTTGGTCACGACCCACCGGCCCGATTGCAGTTCGGTCGGATTCGGGATGCGCTGTTCGAGCAGCTGCGTCTCCGGGTCGTAGTCGCTGATCGCCGAGGCGGTGCGAGACTTCACGTCCACCTTGCCGGTCAGCTTGTCGTAAGACACGAACGTCCCCATCTTGGACGCTTCCTGCACCGCAGCCGGCGCGGGCGCGGCGGTCAGGTCTTTGGTGGACAGCACCGGCGCGGGTTCCGGGACGGAGGGGGCGGCCACTTTTTGGAAACCGGAAGACAACCACCCGGTCGCGTTGTCTTTGAGCTGATCAGCAGTGAAGGAAACGGTTTGTCCGGTGGCCGCGTTCTTGTACTGGACACCGGATTCTGCACGAAATTGTGGCATATTAGTCCAAATTAACCGTCCCTGCGGTTATGTCGGTGATGGTCGTTTTATAATAAAGTCGGAAATTCTTGCACCGGGCAGTATCACCCAGTCCGTCGTTCGTCCGCCAGAGGTAGAGCTGCACCTCATCGCCGTTATCAACGTCGATGTCTTCGCTGTATTTCTCCCAGTCCAGTTCGGGGTCGCTCCCGTATGTCTTCGTGATCCGTTCCGTTCCTACCGCAACCCCGTTCTTGTAGATCCGTCCGTGGGCGTTCTCGTCGCCGTTCAGGGATTGGAGATAGAACTTGACCCGGATGGTCGAGCCGTTCGGCCCGTTATACGTGATATCCTTCTTCTTGAACGGATCGGTGTTGGTGGTGGTATCGAGGGTGTCGGCGCTGTCCCGCAGCACGTCATCGGTCGCCACCACGTCGTAAGCCGGTACGTCCAGAGCGTCGGCGTATGCCTTGCGGACCAGCTGGTTATCGGTCGTGGGATTTGACGCCGGCAGGACGGGGATGGATGAAAAGGTCTTCACGCCGGCGACGGTTTGGTCGGTGGTCTTCAGGACCGCCGTACTGCCCGTATACAGGCCGGAGATAGTGCCCGCGTCTACTATGGGCGAATCAACGCCGTTGTGGGTGTGCGGTTCCATTCAATCATCGTTTACGGTTCCGGGCGTGACGGTGAACACCTTGTCGTACTTCAGTTGCAGGGCGGCGCGGAGCACGTCCCCCTTGGCGTACAGTTGCACCAGGTCGCCCGTCTCCACGGCGATGTTCTCGGAGTATTGGGTGCGGGCCACCACGGAGCGTTCCGTCCCCACCGCCGAACCATTGACATAGACCCGGCCGTACACCGTCCCCGATACGGGCTCCAGGTCGATGTAGGTGGTGATGATCCCATCCACCTCGTTGAACTCTATCTCCTTGACCTTGACGTAGGTTCCCCCTAAATCCTCGTTGATATCGGCTATGGCCGAATCGCGCACGGTCGAACCCGGCACCACTTCGTAGCCGGAAATCAGAGAATCGACGTAAGCCTTTCGCACCGCTTGGTTGTCGGTGGTGGGATTAGAGGCGGGTAAAACAGGGATGGATGAAAATGTCTTTACCCCGGCCACGGTCTGGTCGCCTGTCAGGGTAACGACATCCGTCTCGGCGTACACGCCCCGGACGTGCGTTTGTAATATCTTAGGGGTATTCAACCCGTCGTGGTTGTGAAACTCGACATCCATACTACCGGATGGTTACGTCGATCAGTTCCGCCTCATCGTTCAGCGATACCTTGAACTGGACGCTCTCGACCGATATGCCGAAGGGCAATACCTTCGACTGGATCGCCCCGTCAGCGGCGTAGGTCATCGTGCCGACGGAGGTCCAGGAAGCATTCTGGGCGGTGCGATACCATACACTCACGCCGTCCCCGGACGCCATCGGCTTGGACAGTTGGATATCCACTTCCTGGAAAGCCCGCTTGCTGTAAGCGGTCCCGACCCGGTAGAACTGCGAGACCAGGAACGCGGCATCGGAGGAATAGCGGGAAGTGGACCGGGCGTCGACGCCGTAGGTAGACCCTTCGTTCCACCCGACCAGGAGCGTATTGTCAGACTCTCCCAATCCGCAAATGGAATTTATCGTATCCATCCCCTCCCCTGGTGAAAGAACATACTCGAAGTTTATGGCGTTCGTATTCGGATTAAGGGAAAATATCCCGTTTTTGGTGGCACCGGTAGATAAGCCGAAGTAGATCAAATCGTTATAGACCGTGGCGAATTTGGCCGTGATATATCCCGCCACCAGCGTATACGGCAGGCGGGAAATTGGAGCGATAGAGGTGCCGTCGGTGATGTACCACTCCCCGCGCTGTCCCGCCTGGAAATAAATCCGATTGTTATACACGCAGGCGGTGTTGATGGACCGGTTGACCGTCACGGGCATCTCGAACGATGCGGACGTCATGTCCCAGCGGTATATCTTCTTGTCCGCTATAATAACAAGATAATCTCCTATTTGGCCGATGATGGTAGAGGTGGACGCGTCGTGCGGCAGGTCAAGGGCGTTGGCTGTGACGGTGAATGTGGCGGGGGTGCCGGGGGCGAATGTCTGCCCGCTGTTTTCGGCGATCTTATCGATGTACCGGCCCGAGGCGATATATAAGCAGTCGTCAGAGGCGTGGTAGGCGGTCTTGTCCCCTCCGGAAGACAGCACGTTCCCCCAACTGGTATCGCAGGAATCGTCGGAAATGAGGTACCAATCGATAGTGTTGCCGGCGATCGCGGCAACGTAGCCCTTCCACCGGACAAGCGTGTTCAAGCCGGTAGCCGAGTGTGCGCTCAATTCGGAATACGTATTGTCGCCGGTGCGCTTGTAGATCTTGTCGTTATCGCACAACAGGTAGGTTTTGGTGGTCGCATACGCCATCGACAGGGTGGCGCTGGCGGTCGGTCCGTTCGATTCCTTGGCGTACGCGTAATTCGGGAACGCCACCCCAAGCTTGTCGGTGATATTGAGGCCCCGTAATTCTTCAAACCCAAGGAAAGACGATGGCGCCATCCCTTTTTGAAAGTTGTTTATGACTATCGGTTCCTTCGCCATATCAGAAAAGTTCAGTGAAGTATTTCTTGAGCGCTTCGAGCAGGTTCCCGTCTTTCGCCTTCAGTTTCTGCGCCATCAGCTTTATCTGCTGCACGTTGCCGCCATCCCAAAAATCGATCACCGTCCCCTCCTGCACCCGGTCCAGTATGTCCTGCGCCACGATCACGATGTCGCTGTCCAGCTTCCCGTGGGCGTAGAGGGTTGGCGCGTCCGGATAGTGGCGTTTCCTGTCGCCTTGGATGAGATACACCTCCGGCTTCTGGTCCCCTTTCACCACGTTGCCCTGGTGGATCTCCAGCCAGCGCAGGATGTCCACGTCCAGGTCGTAATTGATGAAGGCGCCGTACTTGCCGATATTCGGCGCGAGCATGCCTTCAGTGATATAGAAATCGCCGCCGTCGCCGTAGTCTCTGCCGAACGAATTGCGGACTACGAACACCTTCTGGCCCCTGTAATTCTGATCGTAGCCGTAAATATAAAGCGCATGGCCTCCGACCAGCCAGCCGATGATCTTGTGGACGATCCACGGCAGTTGAAAACCGCTGCTCGCATTCCAGCCGGTGTACCAGTCGATACCGATCTGGACCGGCCGGCCGTTGTCGAGGGCGCGGTACACGTCATCGATCGACGTGACCGACACGTACGACTTGCTCCGCCGCTTGGCCGCTTCCTCTCTGATACGGGCGGTCAAATGCTTCGGATCGGAGTAGTCGTCCCAGCTTGAACGGCTTTTCGATAGCAGACCGGCCGGAGGGATACCGCACTTCTGGATGACTTTCTGGTTGTTGCGGAGAGTCGAAAACCCGTCCCCGGAAATATAGCCGAGTTCACGGCCGAACATCACCGCGCCGCGCTCGTCCAATTCCTCCCCCTCGTCGATCTCTTTCATGCCGGTGGAAGAATTCCATCCGCAGGTATTGCAGTACTGGTCCTTGACCGTCACTGGTTTCAAGCGAAGTTCGGCGTGCTGCGGGGTATACGCGCCCGCCCAAAACAAACCGACGGTCAGGTCGCGGCTGTCTTCTTTTTGCGGCAGAAGACCGAGCCGGGGACTTTTGAGGATACGCTGCCGAAGAGTCGGCATATGGGTTTGATTATTTTAGCTTCTGCTTCACGTCGAGGATGAGCGACTCGATATTCTTCAAATTCGCCTGAATCTCGGCGAACTTCACGTCGTTGGCGCTGACCCGTTTTTCCAGTTCCGTGAACCGGGTGTTGTACACGTCGGTCTTGCCGTCCAGATGCCGGAGCCGGGCCTGTATCTTCTCCCACGCCACCCCCGATCCGATAAGCGACGCCACAAGCGAGAACACAACCACGATCACCGTGCCTGTCTTCAGGCGGATGATGCCTTCGTTGAAAAGTTTCTCGGTCATGTCCTTGATTTGTTCACAAACCACTCCGCAACGCAGATGATGGAAACGTAGCAGATCAGGTAGATAGCCGCTTCCATTGTGGTTGGAGTAGGTCTGGGCCGTAGTTTAAGAATTAAAGCCGGTGTAAGCGTCGTTGAGGTAGCGGGTGACCATTTCCGCGACCACCTTGGCGACCGGGAGGACCGCAACGGCCCACTCGATGCCGTCGGTGGCCTGGTAGGTCAGGTAGGAAACGCCGAAGGCCATGAAATAGTTGAGGGCCTTCCAGTAGGCTTTCTTGTTCTCGGGGAGAACGAGGAACTCTTTGAACGTCATAGGGGTTTTTGATTATAGATCGCCGAACGAATAGATTTTGAGGCCGTCGGTGACGGCAGCCGCATCGCCTGTAGTGTAGTCAACGAGCAGGTACGGGTCGTTCGTGGAGTACTCGGTGTATGGCTGCACGGAGCTGTGCTTATTCGTCCCGCTGGTGATAGCGCTATCCTCCAAATCGTGGCCCTCCCGCATCATGATCTTCGTCCAACCGATGACCACGATATGCGCCCGTCCGGCGGCATTCAGCACGAATCCTTCCCAACCGGTCCCAACGCTGGTGATATCCTTACGGGTGCCGGAATCTATCATCTCCGTGTCGGACTCGCGGTGGAAATCATCAGTTTCCAATGTCGTCGGGACCCGCATCGTGGTCGAAGCGAGCGTGATGTACGCTTGGTCGTCATTATCGCCGTCATTCGGCGCGCTGATGTTAACGACGAACGTGGAACTGGAAATGGTCGCGGCATCATCAATGCCGCTCGTATCCACGGGGAAGAATCCACGGAACACGCGGTAGGTGGAATTATAGTACTGGGTGCCGATGAAATTGGTGTTCGCCGACGTGTTCTCCACTGCCAACGTATCGGCGGTGTCACGGGCGTTCGCCCAGGTTGATTCGACAGAATAGGCGTCGCCGTCCCCTGCCCCGCCCGGGTAAGCCGTGACCGTATCCGCCCGGACCGGATAGACGGCATTCTGCAAAAACACCTTCGGTAGCACTTTCGCTTGCCAGAGCGCTTCGTTGTATTTCTTCCAAAACACCTTGAGCCGCGCCCGATCCGGCTGCCCCGTGGAGGTAGCGCTATCCTCGATGTACGCCGGAAGGATAAGTGTCCGGCCAGTCGTGGTAGAAATAGAGAATCCATCCTCTGACTCGAAATAAGAATCGTTGTCCCAGGCCGTGTTGTCTGTTTTTCTAACAGCCAGACCGTCGCCCCGGTATTTGAATAAAGCGACCAGCTTATGATTGGCGGTCGGCGGTGACTCTAGTTTGTTTTTGGCGTCGATGACAATCTCCTTCTTGAATCCAAAGCGGTTGAGCGTCACCTCGAAGTGAATACCCTCCCCGAAAGCATCGGTGTAACGGATGACCGTCAAGCCGTTCGCCGTTGATACCGTCCCGGTGGCGTTCTGCTGATTGCGAAACACCTGCATGTCCGACAGGTCGGTGGCGTTCACCCATGCCAGCATCTTCGGCTCGTAATAGATGGAATGATTCGCCCCGTCGTACACGTTGTCAAAGCGGATGAGTTGCTCCCGATTGAATTGCTTGGCAATGAAAAACTTGTAATTCCCCTTCACCATCCGCCAGTACAGCCCCATATCTTCCAAAGTGGTGAAGTCCACGTCATAGAACTGGTTGTCCTCTCCCTTGTAATGGATCTCGCCGCCGTGGAACGTCCCGGTAGTGGTGGCACCATTTTGCCAGAACTTCGCCCGATACGTCCGTTTGTTCACCATCTCGGTGCCGCCGCCAAGCAATACTTCGTCCACCCTGGTGGCATCGTATGAAAGCGCGCCTAACGTATCCGGCTGACCGCATCCGGAGAGTAACAAGGCTAAAATGGCAATAAAAATCAAACGTGGCATACAGGACGTTTCCCGTTTATATCCTCATCCTCCGGCTCATCGAGCCAGCGATAAAGCCAAGCGAGCAGTTTTTTCATATCAATCAGGAGTGACAGTGTAATAAATACAGTAGTTGAACCCGTAGACCGTCCCCGACCCGTTGCTCCATGACAGTTTCATGTCCTCCCGCGCTGTCCAGGTGTTGTTGGCGGCCGGAACGATGCGGGAACGGGTGGCGGTGGCGGTCATCGAGTCCATCAGGTTCGTACCGTCGTGCATCTTGAGCTTGATGGAGGTGCCGGAATTGACCAAGCCGTTCTGTTCCGTGACCGTGATGCCGTAGGGCAGCCCGGCCAAAGTGGTGGTGCCTGCTCCGAACGAGGTTGAAGAGGCGAACGTCCAGCAGGCGGCCTTTTTATAGGGAATCAGCGCATTTCCCGTAGTGGTGATCGCCCCGTCAATAAGAAGGGTGGACGACGCATAGATACGGTCGTTGAGCTTGATGTGCGTCCCGGCGTTGAGATTGATGTACCCGTCGGCCAGGAGCGAGATACCGTTCATCTCACTATACTCGGCGCTTATCTTCAGTTGCTTGCTGGAGAGGTATATGGAGCCTCCCGCCGCGCCGCTGTTATCATCATTGCCGAAACCGACGTATCCGCCGTTTTCCGGGAACCAGAGCAATCCAGTGGCATTGATACGGTTCGTCCACATGTTCGTGGCCGTCACCCCGGTTGAAGAGGCGTAGGTAAGTGTCAAGCGGTTCTTCGCCTTGTCCCAGGTACCGCCCGTGTCGCCGAATAACGATGTGGTGGCGAAGTAAGACGTTTCGGACAGGAAGCCGGTGACGGAAAAATCGAGTTTCCCGGTGCCGTCGTTATACGTGACGGTGATTCCGGTTTCCGTGTTGCCCGTGACCATTGCGCCCGTGTAGTCCTCAACGGCTTCCTGTCCGGGAATAGCGGTATCTAACGTACAGGCGCTCCCGTTGCAGGTGAAGTCGCCGAAGTCCACCGACGCCAGGCCCGCCACGCCGACCGCCCCGTTCGCTACGGCGGAAGCGCTCCCCGTGAGGGTTCCCCAGAAATTCGTGGCCGTGATACCGGTGGAGGACGCCCGCGTCACGGTCAGGCGGTCGGCGGTCTTGCTGTAGGTCATTCCCGCGTCACCGCCGAATGTCGACCCGCCGTCGTTGAATTGGACCTGGGTGTCAGATCCGCCAGGTGTTCCGACCCCGGTCCCGCCGGCGACACACGTCCCGTCGATGGCGAAGCACCCGCCGGAAATGTCGATGCCGTTCGTCCCTGTGGTGGTGGCGGTCCGGGCCGCTAAGGTGGTGGTGCCGATGTAGTCGGAGATTTCTAGCTTGTCCGTGTTCAGATTGTCGAAATTGGCATTGATGACCGCCATCGAGGTCGAACCCGTCATATAGCGGGTCAGGTCGGTGATCGTAGCTCCCACGGACTGCTCGACCGTGCGGAACGACCCATACAAGAACGCCCCGCAGGTAAGGGCGAGGATGCCAAGGGCAAGATGAGGGAAATACTTATTCATAACTTATCCTGGTTAGTAAATTCGGTGTCGGCGTCGATGGTGGTTTCATCCTGCCAGGGTAAATCGCTCTCCGGGTCCCAGGGGGTGTTGGTTTCGTGCCAAATGTTCGCCTCTGAGGTGGACAACCCCCGGTTGGCGTTGCTCATCGTGGTGGTCGTCTTGTCAGCGTTCCCGGCGGTCGTGGTTGTCTTGTCGGCGTTGTTCATTTCCAGTTGACATACGTGTTAACCGGCTGTTTGACCGCCAAGCGCTCCCGGTAGTCCTTCTCGATCCTGTCAAGCCAGCGATCGATGTACGACTGGATGTTGTTCGCGCGGTTCGCGTCGTTGCCTGGCCCCAGGAACCATCCCCGTTGCCCGTAGAGGGACAGGATGCCGTGATGCTTCGAATCGAAACCCGGCTTTTTGGTGGTGTCCGAAGCGGTGAAGAACACTGGGTTGCGTTGCAGGAATATTTTTCCCCCGTCCGTAGAGGCGTAATTCGGGGCGGGCTTGAGGAAGGCCTGCGTTCCTTCCAAAGTGAACTCCTCCGGAGTGCCGTTGACGCTCAAATATTCGTCCCAGGCGATGCCGGTGGCCTGGATGTCCTCTTTAGTGACGTATTCAAGCTCGATCCACTCCCCGTTCGGGTCTTTTACGGACAAGCCGAATATTTTTGCGAAGTCCTGATATGTTTCATCGGGGGTGGCTTTCAAAACGTTGTATTCGCCCTGCCCGCTCACCAGCGAAAAAGTACTCTCCAGGGACTTGGTGATGTTGTTGTCGTCCCAGTGCCAGCGGTCGTCCGCCCTGAGAATGCGCGAAATCACCTCGGCGTAACCGAGGTTGACGTGATAAGCGACGTTCGCCAGCGGGTAAGAGGCCGTGCTGGTATTGGTAGAGAAGTAAATGTCGTCTACGATGCCGGTCTTTCCCGATGAGTCGTAAAATTGGGGCATACGGAGGGGTTAATAATCACATCCCTGCCCGCAGAACGGGCAGAGGGTGACTACTACGCTACCGCGATGTCGAAAAGGAGGGGCTTGGTGTTGGTCCAAACCTTATACTCCCAATCGAGCCGGGATACAACCGCCACGGCCGAGAGCGCGCCGGAAGCCGTCGCCGGTTCCTCATCGAGGTACACCTGTCCGAAGGTGGACTTGAGGATGCCGACGTGCATGAGCTTCTTCACGCCGCCGAACACGTGGTTGGCTGTGTGGAGATTGGACATGAGATGAGTCACGCCCATGTACTCGAACCCTTTGACGATGCCGTTCTTGAGCGCGGTGTCGGCGGTGTTGAAACCGACCGCCTGGCAGTACGCCTCCAGCACCTCGAAGTCGGCCGCCCGCCAGACGATGAACGCCCCGTTGCGGGACATCAGTTTCTGGCCGTTGGCCTCGCGGATCTCGCGCTTGAGGGCGCGGATGATCTTCGGGATGGTGGTGACATCCACGGTGATGTTGCCGGCCTCGCCGCCGATCGTGGCGTTGGTGAAATCCGTCCACATGGCGTGGTTCGCCAGCATGTCGGTCTCCAGGTACTCATCGATCAACTGTCCTTGGAGTGCGGCCATTTCCATCTGCTTGACGTAATTGCATTGCGCCAAGTCCGCCCGGTCGATGACCATCGGGATGATCTGCGACTGGTTGATGGTGACGTACTCGTTCGTCAGGGTGAAAAGCTGATGAGTGTAAGCGTCTCCCCTGGTGTGGGACTGCAGGGACGGGACCGTGGACATGTACGGATTATTGAAAACCCGCGTGTCCGTGTACTCGACGTTGCAGACCTCTTTCCAGTTGGTGTCATAGCCCAACCGTTCCTGCAACTTGACGGCCCAATCTTCTTTGAATACAGCCCCGGTAAAGGTATTTGCACCTTCCGCTGCCATAAGATTGTCTGTTTAGATTAATTAAACCCAGACAATCACGATCCGGCTCAGAAGGGACTGCTGCTCTTTTGGCGCTCGATCTTGGCGTTGACCACCTTGCGACGCAGGTCCGGCTGATCCGCCGGGGGTAGTTCCCCCTTGGCCAGCCAGTACTCTACGGAATCCTTGGCCGTATTTCCCGACCGCTTGGTCCCGGAGGGAGTGGCGTCCTTGGTCGCTTTCACTTCCCGCAGGTCCTTGAGGTCGTTTTGGAAATGTTTATTGTCGGCCAGGTCTTCCAGTTTCTTGCCGTTATCGAGATAGTCCTTGAGCAAAGCCAACTCCTCCTCGCCTTTCACTCCCAGAACGGAAGCGATGAAGGCTTTTTGACCGTAATCGAAACTGTCCTTTTTGTTCTCCTCTTTTTTCGCGGCCGGTTCGGCCTTCTTGACCCACTGCTTTTGGGTCTTGTCGTACTCGAACCCTTCCGCTTTCTTAGCCCGCGAGTATAGCTCTTTGTTCGCCTTACTCAGGGCATCCGCTTCCGCCTTCAACTGCTGTTTCACTTCGGCGGCGACGGTTTCATCGTTTAGAGAGTCGATGATCTCATGTAGGTTTGCCATATTTGTAAGGACTTGTGGCTTGTCCGATGCCGTTAGAAAGGGTAACGGCTACCCGAATTGAATTATTACCCCGTGCAGGTAAGCTTGGTAGCGGACAATGCGCCGCTCTGGAGCGGAACCCAGGCCGAACCGGTGGAAACGACCTCGACGAAATCGCCGATGTTTTCTCCGTCGACAACGAAGGTCAGCACGTCGGCGGCGTCGCAGTCGACGACCGCGCCGGCCACGACGACCGAACCCTCGATGTTGTCCCCTTCGGCCGACGTGACCCGGATGTCACCGGTGGCCGTGGCCCCCGCGACGACGAACCGGAAGGTCGTGCCGGTTGCCTTGACCGTCGGCAGGGTGATCTGCGTGCCCACACCGGAGATCAAGTAAGTGGTGCCGGAGTCAAGGTGAGTCAGAGTCGTGGTGGCGTACTGCGACGTGGCCTTGATGTACTTGAAGGCCGCCTTGCCGCGCAACTTGCCGTACACGGTGAGGTCGCCGATGACCTCCGGGCCTACGAGCGCCCCTACCTGTTCGCAATCGCAAACCTTCTCCAATTCGGTCTTGAAGGGCGAACCCATCAGGACGTAACCCTCGCTGAACAGTTTTTGCGCTTCGGCGGAACCGGCCGCGACCACGGCCTTGTCGCCGGAACTGTTGATGAGAGTGGCTTTAGTTATCGCCGCCGACACCGGCAGGACGATGGCGAGGGCCACCAGAATCACGATTAATTTCTTCATAGGTATGTTTATTGACTAAAATTAATTGTTGCTCGACCTTTACTTATAGGAAACGGAAACATTGACATCGTTCGTGGCGGTGAAGTCGATGAACAGCCCGGTCTCGAACACCTGATCGAGGATGATGGTGTTCGGCAGCACGGCCGCCGCGTTGACATAGTAGAGAGAGCTGGTCCCGACCCCCCGGGTGACGGAATCCATGATGCCGATGGTCCCGGCCGTGGCCGCCGTATCCGTACCGCTGAAAGTCACGGAATGCACCAAGGTCTTGCCACTCTTGACCAGCGTGTCGGCGGTCGCATAAGACTTCAGCCAGGTGTTGTCCATATCCACCCCGCTGTTGAAATAGTAGGCGGAAGATACTTGCGGAAGCCTGGCGGCCGTCATTCCCGTCGTGGTGGCGACCAGGGTGGATGAGGTAGCCGTCTTATATCCGTAGTAGACGCCCGACGTGGTGGCGATCCACAACCGGGTGGAAGCGGCCTCGGTGAGCGGTGTCAACGTTACCGTGCAGGAGTTCTTGTAGCTCGAAATCGAGCAGGAGAACTGTTCCGAGGCTTTGGTCTGCCCTCCGGCATAATCGACCGACGTAAGCCGGAAGTAGTACGTGCCGTCCGCCACGCTGCCTTTCGCGGTGGAGGTGGCCGTCCCTGCCGCCGGGGTGGGCATCGCGGTGGGATTGCCTTCTTGCTGGGGATTCACGATAACGCCGAGCGGTGAGCCGGTGCGGGAAATAACGACCCACAAAATGACCGCCGCCGTAGCGATGACCATGAACATCGTTGCTTTCATCAATGATGGGATTTTCATAATATAGGAATTATTATCGGGCCGGGTTCTTTTCCTCCGCGTCCGCTTTAATGTCCTGGCGGAATTTCTCCAGGTGCTTGAAGCCGTCATCGAGCATGATGATGCCCTCGATCCGCGCCCGCAGCTTCTCGCCCAGTTCCTCGTTGGTCACTTTGTATTCCTGGCCGGTGCGCGGCTCGATCAAGAGCGAGTAGACGAAGTTGCGCAGGAAGTCCGGGTCTTCGCCCGGCTTCAGGGTGCCGGAGTGATAAATGCTGTACAACAGCACCTTTTTAAGGGCGGGCATCAGAACGTCGTTGGCAAGTAACTTTCTGATCTCCACCTCCTCTTGTTCAGACAGGATTTTGTCCAGTTGCATAGGCAGGCGTTAATTCTTGAGCGGGCTGGGCGCTCGCGGGCGGCACGGAGTAGGTGGAAAAGTCCATCGGCTCCAGACCGGAGCTTTCCAGTATCTTATTGAATAGCTTGGCCAGGCGCGGGTCGTCGAGGATCTGCGGGGCGGACGCGATCTGCCGGAAGATGTTCACCAGCTTGTCCGTGAACAGGTACATGTCCTTTTGCTTGCCGGCGACGTTGATGTTGATGGACAGCGGGACGTCCTTCACGTCCTCTTTGACGATCTCGATGAATTTCTTGTTCTCCTTCATGAAATCACGCTTTAACTCCTCCTTCTTGGCCTCGATGTCCGCGATGTCGAGCTTCCCGGCCTGGTACAGGTCGGCGATGCGCTTATCCACCACCTTGTCGGCCAGATACTGCATCTCATCGACCGATAACGTGGCCAAAAACTCCTGTCCTTTGGCCAATTCCTTTTTGATGTAGGGCAGAATGAAGTCCCGGTATATCTTTTCGATGTCCTTGGCGAACTTGCCGCGCCGGAACTCGTGCAGGGAATGGGACTCTTTCGTCACCAGCTCCTGCAATTTGAACGGCGTTCCGGATGCCGGTTGCTCGCCCATGATCGAGTCGTTGGCCGCCGCCGTCATCTGTGCGTGCGCCTCCCATTCCTGGGCATATTGGTTGAATAGGTTGATATTGCGCGGGAAGGTGTCGACCTGGCTGAGGTTCGTTCCCTCGCTCATCAAAGCCACCCTCATCGAACCGACGGTGTGGAGCCGGCCGTTCCGGGCGAAGGTGGCGTCGGTGGTCTGGTGCACGGTCTGGGCGGCCGCGTCCAGCAGCTCCCGGTACTTTAATTGCGTGTAATTCGTCCACACCTGGGACTCCACCAGCTCTTCCACCCCGCCGAAGCCGAGCGCCCGGCCGTCCACCGGGTCGCGCAGAATGAGCTTGAACGGACTTTTCTCCTCCCGGCCCCGGTAGAGGGTCACGCCCTCCTTGCCGCCGCCCGCCTTGTTGTAAAAGGCCACGATCTGCAGCTGGGTGACGTAGCGGTTGCTGTCGGTATCGCGCAGAAACGACTCCGGCATGGTGCCGTGGACCTCGTACACCTCGATGTACTTGCCCGGCGTGTTATTGGTTTTACCCTCGCCGTCCTGTTTGGAATTGCGGGAAAGGACGATCAGGTCGTCGATGGATATGGTCGCGCCCTTGCTCGACTCGCCCCAGCCCTTGGCCTCCATTTCCTTCAATTGGTCGGGCGAATAATAATGCCTGAGTCCGATCGGGCCGGACAGGATGTCGGTCTGGTCGCAGAACGCCACGCTCTGCCACGGCACCACCTCCGGCACGCCCTTGCCCACGTCTTTGATGAGCGCCCCGCCGTAATCGATGCGGTTCTCGTTGACTTGGTCAAGGAAGGTATCCAGGTCGTGCTCCTTCAAGAACACCTCGTCGTGGTACTTTTTGACGAAAAAGGAGAGGTCGAACTTATCCGGGTCGTCCACGTAGATGAAGATGTCCTTTACGTCCAAATCTTCGCTGCGATACTGGAGATTGAGGATCGGCCGCACGATATTCTTGACCGGCTTCATGTCGTCGTTGCCGGTTATGAGGCGCGAATGCTTGTAATAGAACGCCTCTTTGATGTGTTGCGCCATGCCCCAACTCCAACCCAGCAAATCGATGGGAAGGTTGAATCTCGTCTCTTCCGCCGTGATGAAGGAATAGATATCCAGCGGTCTGTCCATATCAGCTTAAAGCAAGTTCAAAATGGTCGTTGATTATCTGACGAAAGGTCTCGTCGTTGAAGAAATTTCGCAGCTTCGGCACGGTAAGCGACATGGAGAACTCCCGATCGTTCTTCTTGACCCTCAGCTCGCCCAGCGTGTTGAAAACCTCGTGCTTGTCCAGTTTGCCAAAGGCGTCCAACAGCGTCTCGCCGTCGGTAGCCTGCGTCTGCTCGTTGACGGTCAACGTGACCTGATAAATTTTCAAGTTCTCGACCGGCACTTCGACCGCTTCCACGGCCGACGCTTCGACTTTCTTCTTTCTGGGCATAGGTTTATCGGGCCGGATTCACCGGCTTGTCGTTATTAGGAAAGTAAGGGAGCGAATTGATATACTCGGCCCTGTTGATGATCGGCGCGAGGGAGCAGATGGCATACTTGGCAGCGTCGAGGAAGTGATCGGCTCCGGGAGCGGGGTCGTTCAAGATCTTCCCGTTCTTGTCCACGTCCCAGAGGTAATTGCGGTACTCCCTTATCCCGTTCAGGCTTCTCTTGGTTACGCTCATCCTTTGCGCCTGCACCTGGCCGATGGCCCATTTGTTGTAATTCTGAATGCCGCCGAACTTCTCGCCTATCTTCTTAGCGCCCTGAATGGCGATACCGTAGCTTCTGATTTCGTCGATGCTTTTCGGCTCGGCTGAATCGGCGATGACAGTCGCGGCGGGAAGGTTGCGGATGAAGTCGGCTATCTCCTTGTTGGACAATCCTTTCCGGTAGAGCAGTTCGTCCAGGATATAGCCCCCGTTGTAATAATACAGAGCGGTGATGGCGGTCGGATCGTTGGTATACCCGAAATCCAGTCCGTACCGCTCCAGCCTGGCCTCATGAGGTGTCTCATCGATCAGTTTCCAGCCGGTATATATTCTGGTCTCGATCTCACCTAACTGCCCAAGGCCGTACACCGTCCACCACTGCTTGTTGTTCTTGTGGCTCTCGATCTCCGTGATGGAGACTTCGTCCAACGCCTCATTATCCTTGTACGTCAGGGTGATGAAGTCGATGTCGGTCCGGTTCGGGAGCATCTCCGTGTAGAAATAGAACTCTTCGCTCGGATTCCAGTCCATCCACACGATCTTGCGGGTGCGCGTGATGAGCTGGTCGGCGATGTTGTAAGGAATGTTGTTCGCTTCGTTCAAAAACAGGATGTCGCGCCTCGGTCCGTGCGCCTTGCCGAACTTGTCGAAGGAAATAAACTCCAGGATGGTGTTGTTCTCGAAAGTGTAAATGTGCTTGCTCTCGTTCCAACGTGACTCCCGCCAATATCCCTGCGTGGTCATGATGCTCTTGAAGTCGCGAATGGCACCCAGCAAGAGATGGGGCACGGACTCGGCCACCACCGTCATCACTTCGTTATTGGTGGACTGCCCGTAGTCAATGAGCCAGATCAGGATGGAGATGGTCTTGCTGGCGGACGTGCCGCCGGCGACGGCCCTAATCCTTTTCTTCAGGCTGAATATCTTCTTGGTCGCCGAGGTGTTTTGAAATCCCTGCATATATGGGCTGTATCTTCTCGCCTCCCGACGTAACATCCTGGGGTATCATCTTAACGAATGCCTTCTCGATACGTTCCGACGCCCACTTCTTGTCCTCCTTGCTCTTGCTCTTAAGCATCCGCTTCAGGAAGTTGAAATACGGAACGGTGAGTTCGTTATACCGCTCGAACAATCGAAGTTCAGCGTGGAATGATTTTCTGCCGGCCATACTGCATTAATCAGGACATTTGCCCTAAAATTAGCACATTCTATTTGCGGCTACTTTTTCTTGCCGCCAGCCCATTAGATCATAGGTCGCCAGAAGAGGTACCGTTCACAAAAATCTTCTTGAACTCTTCAAGGGTGTAGGTCTTCGGCTTGTATTGAAAAGGCGGGGACTTCCGGGGGATACCGCAATTCGCCGATCGCTGCAGAAGCAGGTCGGCGGTAGCGGTTACGGTTGATTGTCCATGTGGACTAATCATCTCCTTAATTCCATTATACCATATTCTTACCTGTCAAGTTGCTTCAGGTCTGGAATTATGTCCTTGTAGAGTGTGGATAAAAAACAAGCCAGCTCTATCTTGAGCCGGCAATGCCGATTGAACTTGATGATGATCTGATGGACATGATCGGATGGCAATTTTACGTGGGCGGCTATCTCTTCAGCAGTGAGCACCCGGGGAAAAAACCAAACGCGCCACCAAAAAATAACTGCCTGCTCTTCCGGCGGCATCTTCGCGAGAATGCGCTGAAACTCCTTGGTGTGCATTACGGGGGATTAAATCTATCTTAATTGTACCAAGAAAAAGCCGCCCTGTCTAGGCGGCGTGATGGTTACTTGATATGCACGTAAGCGATCTTGGCGAGGCGGGATAGGATGTTTTCCGGTTTTGGATGAATGAGCAGAATGTACTTGAAGGCTTTGAGCAGTCCGATCTGCTCGTCTGATACGGATTGATTGAAAAGAGCGATGACGCGCGGCTCCTTGTGTTCTTGGTGGTACAGGACCGCTTCCAGGGGAGAGGAACAGAGCACACAGAAGTTGTTGCCGTTCCTGCGGTTGTAATTGCAGAGGTGCTTCGCGGCTTCAAAGCCCTTGGGATAGAACCACTGGCCGTCCTTCAGGCCGACGTAGCCGATCGGTTTCCCCTCCCGGTCGTACACCCGGAACGCCACCTTGCCGGCCATGATGGACTTTTGTTTCACCAGGCCGATCTCATAGTTCTTGGCCAGTTCCTCGCTGATGCCAAGGTCTTTGACCTCCGCTGTGTACAAAAGGTCTAGTTCCGGGATGTCCCGTTTCGGTTCCTGTTTTACGGTCTGAAACTGTTTCTTGAGTTCGATGGCGGCGTCCCGGAGGGACACGTGGCGATGGAGGGCGAGGAAATTGATGACGCTTCCCTTCTCGTCCTTGCACTTGGGATTGAAAAAGAGCCCTTTGTCTTTGGACACGATGAAGGTGTCGCCTTTGAGTTCGTTGTCTGTTTCTGTGTACCCGATGTTGAGCCAGTCGAGTACGGCCTTGAACGGGATCGCGGACACTTCCTTGAAATCGACGTACATCCTTTCCTCCTTTCGGTAAAAGGAAAGGGCCGGGGTGTCCCGGCCCAAATTCCTGGTTAAGGCCGCAACACCGCCGATGCACGTCAGCCGAGCGCAAGAGTCAGCGCAAGGCTTCCTGCGGCTGTCCCGCTTAGTTACTCCCCTACCATCCGTGAAGAGACCAACACGGTACGCTTGGCAGCGAATAGGTAGCGGCGGGTAACAGGTCGCCTAGGGACGGGATTCTGTCCGTATCCCGGCCTGCGGCCCACCTGCTTACATTCTAGCACAATTCTTAGGTAACGGTAATCCAGCCGTCTTTCATGAAGTTGTATTGCGGCGGGCCTTCCGGGAGATTGGGAGGAGGATAGAACATGACGTAGTGCGCTTTGTTGCCTATGCAAACAACACCCTCGTGATTTTTGAAACTGGGCATTTTATAGTTCATCATTTCACCGAACACCTTAGCATCCAGATAGCTGCCGCCAAGAAATACCTTGGCGTGGCAATTGGCAAAACACATATCCATGAGCGCGGGATTCACTTGCGACAACGAATGGAACGCCAGATTCACGGATATGTTGTACTTCCGGCATTCGGCCAAAAAGCGCTGGTATAACTCGCTGAAAAACAACCGGGCCTCATCAACGAAAAAGTAGAACGGCGGGGCATCATAGTTCGCCTTGTTCTGGTAATAGCTCTTGACCCCCATCGCCACCAGGCCGCCCAAGAAAGCCGTGACGAAATCACTGCATCGCTGAAAATTGAAAATGACGGTCAATTTCTCTTTGGCAATCATTTCCACGTCGAACTTGCTCTTGCCCTTCAAAAACGAATAAACGCTGCTGTCTTCGGTCATCGCGGATAACCGGACCGCCGTTCTCAGCACGCTCTCCACCCGGTCCTTATCCACGAACCATCCCCGACTATCTCGGTCGTCAAAATGTTTCCAGTAATCATCCGAGTGCGCCTTTCGTAATTTCGGGTCATCAAAGAAACGGACCAATTCTTTGATGTCTTTAATGCCGATTCGTAGCGCATTCCGCATAATCCGCTGCATAAGCACGGTGCTTGGCTTCTGGTCCGGCGACACAATCTTGACCGCCATCTCCATGACTTCGACAAACTCATCCGCCATGTTTTCCAGCGGCACGTCACGATCGAGCGGATTGATGGCGATGGGGTTGTCCTTCGTGACGTACCACGCCCCCGGCTTCAGGCGTAACGCTTGCTCGGCCAGAGAGCCGTTCGGGTCGAGGATGACCATCCCTCCGTCGGTCTTGGCGATTAAGTTTAACAGGAATGTGCTCTTGCCGGCGCCGGTCCCGCCGACCGCGAACAGGTGCTTGAAGCGGTCCGCCCCTTTCCAGATCGGGACGCCTTCACTTACCTTCCTTGAGACGCCTAAGCTCATCGATGGTAAAGTCAGCATTGGCTTCCTCAACGTCCGCTTGCGCTCTCACCCTGCGCGTTTCCTGTTTCAGTTTCTCCGCTTCCAGTATCCGTATCGCCTGCTCTGCGTTATTCGTAGTCTGGATGATATTCGCTATCTTCTGCAACAGGTCCGCTTGCCGTTCCGCTCTCATGATCGTCTCATCGAACGGGTAGAGCTTCTCCGCCAGCTTATCGCCGATGATACTGCCTAACCCGAAAAAGACGGATTCCCCGGCGGTGTATTCTTCCCGCGCCCAGCGGTCCAGCTTCTCTTTGCGTTTGCGCTCCTTCTCTTCCCGTATCTCATCGTCGCTCGGACCGGACATCAATCCGTCAAAAAAACTCTTTCCGTTCGGATCGAATTTTCTCGCCATTCACCCCTCCACTCGCACGCTGAATTTGAACTCATCCGCCGTGCAGTACGGCAACCCTAACCGCTTGCTCCACAACTGCCACCAGGTCGCGTAGGTCTGGTAGTCCTTAGCCAGCCGGTCGTACTTCTTCATCTTCTCCGGCAGGTACTCTTTCTCCTTCGGAGAGACCTCCACCTCCAGGAACTCGATCCGGTAAGCGCCCTCTTTCCGGTAAATGATACAGGCGTCCGGCCGCAGGTCGCCGAAATGGGGATAGAACACTGTCAGGAACTCCGGGTTTTCTGTAAGGTTTATGAGGAAGGCGCTGACAGCCAGATCGTGCTCCCCGCCCTCACCCCGGCACCGCTTCTGGTAGTGTTCCGGTAAATCCAATAAATTCCAGCCTTTCGGACCGACCGAAAAAACACCGTTCCGGTTCTTCACTATTTCCAATTCTGACAGGGCCTGGAAGGATGATTTGGTGTAAATGTGCTGGCGGTAGGGTTTTCTGACAGCCTGAAGAAGGGGGAGCGTGGCGTAGCGGACCAACGCAAGCGTCCGTAATCCCTGGATAAGTCGAGGTCTGGTCCTCGTCGGCGACAGGTACGAATCGAGCGTCATCTAGCCCCTATTAAAAGGCTTTTAACCGGGCAGTAGCGGATGAGCAAAAATAACATATACAAGGAGGGTGAGCAACAAAAAATCCGAATGGGCGCCTACCGTTGTTCTCCATATATCGCGCCGATTCGGATTTTTTGCTTGCGAACAGCTAATGAAATTTTTGCTCTTCCGCGAGGCCCGGCTTTTGGGCGTAGGGGATATATTCGGGCAAACCTTTCTTAAAACAAAACGAGGGAGACGGACCGAAGCCCGCCTCCCCCGCAATCGACCTTATTTCACCAGCGTATTCAGCGCCTTCTTCCGTGGTTCCTCCCACACACACTGAAGCAACATCTCAGTCAAGTACTGAACCTTCTCCTGACTCGTCATAACCGCCATTCGTTCCCTGACCGTCAAATCGTAATCCACCCGGTTATCCGTCCGCTTCACTTCCCACTGGTGCCGCTTCGCGATGATACGGGCGACATCCCGTCCGCTCCGTTCGATCGTTACATCCACCAAAACATCAAGCGTCTTATCGTCCATCGGCCACTGGATGCCGGCCAACACGCCGAGCAACTTTTGATCATCTTTCGCCTTCTTGGCTTCCTCCCGGGCACGCTCCTTCTTCCGGGCTTCCTTTTCCTCGGAAGAAAGTTTGTAAGAAGTATGCTGATCGCCGTGCTCTTTGCACCGCTTATCCGCGCATACCCAAATTACCGTCCCCTGGTCCGGCCCCTCGGCCACCACCGCCTTTTCAGCGTATTCACAATGAGTCTTCTTTTTGGTGCTCAAAGCCTGGTAATCGCTGCGGCCTATAACTCCCTTGGTTTCGGGCGTACCGTATTCCTTGCTTACCTTAAGCAAGGTGTTTTCCTTTTCCGCCACATAGTTGATGTACAGTTTCATTTTCCGGTTCCAGCATTTCAACGAAGTGCAGGCGCCCTCTTTTCTTTCCCCGAACAGGGTGGCATTGTTCGGCGGGCATTCCTGGCAGGGACCGACCGCCTCCATAACTTCCTCGTCCTTAAGCCATGGCTGGTAATCAAGGGAATCGTAGATGTTCTGCTTGATCCAATTCTTAACTTCGCTCACTGACCAGGCCGGCCATTCCGCGCCGAAATGATTCAAGACCTTGTCCTGATCACCTTGCGACAGCTTTGCGATAAGCACCGCGTGACCATCCGTAAATTTTCCCTTCCGATACTGCTCTGCCGCTTTCTTGTTCAAATTCGTCAAAAATAGACGCTGCCGCACGTAGCTTTCCGACTTACCGACCTTGGCCGCGATGCTCGCGACCTCGTAATGAGACTGTTCCACCAATCGTCGGTAACTCTCTCCCTCCTCGATCGGATGCACATCCTCGCGCTGAAGATTCTCGATGATCTGAACCTCGCTCGCCTCGTCATCATTCAGCTCCTCGATCCGCGCCGGGATCTCCTGTAAGCCGACCGTTTGCGCCGCCTTAAACCGCCGGTTGCCGGCGATGACCTCGTACAGCTTCGCTCCCTTCTTCTTGGGCCTGACGATGATCGGGACCAACACGCCCTTCTCCTTAACGCTTGCGACCAGGTCGTCGAACGCCGGGCCGCTGAAATCCGTGCCGCGCGGGTTCGTATCGGATTGATACGCGTCCGCGACTTTGATCTGTTCCAACTTCATAGAGTTGATTGGCGGTGAGTATGTAAATTGAGATGCCAGACCGCCTTACTGGCCGTCTCGCCAGAAAAAGAGCGCCGGGGACCCCGATGCCTGTCAAGGTGGAGCCGTCCACAGGTAATCCTGTGGGCGGACAACCTTGATAGGTATCGGGGTGGCGCTACAATGGGAGACGACGGCCAGTAGGTCTATGACCCTCAAACATTTAGCCTATTGTATAAATAAACGAACGCCCCTCTGCACCGATCCCTGTCTTGCGGCTTGGCTTTCTGCCACGCTTTATACGCATTGATGAACTCGATGCTCTCCAGGTCGAACATCTTTAACCTACCAACGGTCTCCCGAAACACCCGCTCCACGTCATCGTCCCGAAGCGTTTTATGATCCAATACCTCGTGCGGGAAATACCGCTGGTACCAGTACAGGGCCGGGTTGTCCTTATCCTTCCACCCTTTTATCATGATGCGATACTTCCGCTTAACGTCGAATATCCGCGCTCCTACACGCGCCAACGACAGTCCGTTTCCGTACACCATGCTCACGATCTGGTCGGTCCGGTAGGGTTTGCCGTCAGCTAACAGCTTATAAAGTTTATCGGTTTGGCTTTCCATATAACCCGTTAGGGAGCCAACAAACCGTTTGGCCGCGTTCACCACTGGGATGAGTTACCTCATCCGTCGGTCATGGCTACTGAGCCGCGCATTCGCCAGCTGATCGTTCGCTCTACCCTGCCCGGAGGGATCGGGCAGGTTACAAGGAACGAAATGGAGATTAAGAGTGTCGGGGCAGGGATTTGACGAGCGTCGTCTTTGCTTGTTGAGGGCATTGATAACGGATTACTCGCATAGTCACCCTGCATGTTTGATTGTAACCCCCATACCATCGCCGTGGCAGTGTCACGGCTACTCTTTGGCTTCGGTACAAACCGGCTCCGCATTTAACGGGACACCGTGCGTCTACCTATTCCGCCACCCGACTATGTGAACTTAAGGGGAAGATCACTGAATTAACTTATCGCACACCCACATACTTTGCCGTCCGGCACTTACCTGTTCCATCGTCCATTTGGTCGAACACTCGATGTCGAACGCACACTCACTCGATACGTCGGGATGGTATTTCTGGTTGATCTGGAACAGCCCCCGATCCAAACTATGCCCGCCGTTCAGGTTAGTCGCCCACTGGTCGAACCGTGATTCACAGTAGGCCAGCTTTACGAGGTAGTCCGGCCACTGAAACCCGGCCTTATGAGCGATGATGCGAATGCGCTCTGCTACGGTCAGGTCGGTCCGGTCGGGATTCTGCGGAAGGAAGGCGTGCCGGTCTGCCGGCGCCGCCGCCACCATCAGGAGCTTGATGTCAGCCTTCTGGTAGATGACGATGATCGAGAGGAGAGCGATGAACCAAAGGAGGAACGCGCGGAACTGGCGGGGAGTGATTTTTTTGTTTTTGGTCTTCATACGTTTTTATTGAAGGTATGGAAAATTTTCCATTATGAGCTGCGGCACGTCCATGTTCCAAGTCTTCAGATAGTCGATCACCTTGCGCTGGTTGTTGATGTCCAAATATCCGAACGCGTCATACCCGGCGTCCATAATCATTGTTTTTTCCTCGATGTAGCTCGGCGCTTTCGTTTTGATGTCCTGCATGAGGACGAGGAAACAGAGGAGCGCGAATTGTTGTTCGGTCATACATTTTCATCCGGGTGCGGCGGTATCGGCACGCCGGTATTTACTAAGCCGGATTAGGTAATGATTGCGGAACCGGCAACCCTGCGGCTTTGCGCTCTTTGTATATTTCCAGGTTGGCCTTGTAGATTTCCATGCGCCCGGCCTTGGTCGTGCATTGGGCGCAATAACGGCTCTTACCCTTGGCCTTTTCACCGCAATGGGCGCAAACATAGATGGCGTTGTCTTGATACATAGGTTTATTGATTATCGTCAGGATGCGGCGGTATAGGTACTCCGCAAACCTGTTCTATTCTCATCATGTAATCCATCATCTCGGCCCCGGTCAGTTCGGTGGTCGTCGCGGGCATTCGGACAGTCTGGCCGAGTATGTGAGCGAAGCGAGGCGGGAGCAGTTTCCATTTCAGGTATTCGTGCAGGTCTTGTTGGTTGTCGCCTGTCTCATCGGCTATCACGGTTAGGTAAAGCTAGTAGTAGCCGTTCATGTTCGATCGTTCGCCGGCTTGCCCGGTCGTCCTGACCTTCTTCATCCGTTCGATGTGCACCGTCACCTTGCCTTTCATCTGTCCGACGAATAGGTCAAAGCGTTTCGGGTTGCGGAATAGGAGCTTGCCGTCGCGGACTTCGGCGATGAATACTGTTTTTTCGATGTTAACTGCCATACTCCCGGGCCCGGTAAGGCCCGGAGTGTCTGTCAGCTAAACGGAATGTCCTCGATTCTGATCTCCGGCTCCGCCGCCTCGGTGATGGCGGGCATTGCGGCCGATTCGCCAAATATCGCATCGGCGGCATTCGCGGCGGGCTTGTTCTCCGGTTCACCGGATAACACGATTCTAAAGTCCGGTTGGTTCTCTTTCTCTTTACGGTCATTCTTGAAAACCGCAATCTGGATGTTTCCCCTGAGGTCTTCCAGGGTGCCGGACATGTAGTTCTTTCCATCCTTGGACTTACGCACCCAGAGGGCGCCAATTTGACGACTCGCCATACGTTTACGCGTTATATTTAGTAAGCTCCTTCTCCCGTTGCTTGACGGTCAAGCAGGCAAGAAAGGTAATTGCGTCCTTCTTGTAATCCTCCTCGGCGATCTCCTTGGTTTCCAGTTGCCCAGTCTCCTTGTTGAAGTGGAGGATCACCGCGCCGTCAAGCTTGCCGTGCTCTTCCTCGTAAGCGAGGCGGTAGCCGGCGACCTGGTACAGGTGTTCGTTGTAGATGTACTTGCCGCTCTTGTAGTCGATGAGCATTTTCCGGCCGTCCACCTCGGCCACGGCGTCGATCTTGCCGACGAATCCGTGCTCCCGGGAATAGACCAGCTTTTCAGCGCATACGAACTTGACGTTGTGGGCGTTGTACCAGTCGAGAAAGGCGTTGATGCCGTTGATAACCCGATCGTCAAGATCGTCGGCGATATCGGGAGATTCGCCGTTCTCCAACTGCACCAGGGCGAAACTTTCGGCCCACGCGTGGATAAGGTCGCCGATGCTGGCCGCTTCCTCCTTTTTGACAGTGTGTTGTTTTAGAGCCTCATCGATCACTGGCAGTAACTCCTCGGCCGTGAACTGTTGGGATGTCGCATTCTCAATGAACTGTTTCAGGTGGGTGCCGGCGAGGTTGACGGCCCACGGAATAAGGAACCGCGATTTGTCGATTATGCCGGTGACTGCGGTGCAGGAGATCAGGTAGCTCCGCTCACCGCTCAACTTGTACCGGTGGCTCTCGGGGAAGAAGTCGATCGCGACTTCTCCCCCGTAAAGCGAGTGCGTCTGTTTCTCAGCCATATTATTGCTGTTTGGCCTTAGCGACGGCCATCTTCTGGCGGGCGGCTTCTAAGGTGGGATTGGTAAGTTTTTTAGGTTCAGGCGCCGGCTCGGGTTTCGGTTCCGGCTTTGATTCGGCTTTCGCCACCGGCTTGGGTTCCTCTTTCGACTGTTCCGGTTTGGGCTTGCTCCAGCTATAGGTCGCCGTCCCCTGCACCGCGTTCATAATCTTGGTGAAATCCGGCTCGATGACCTTCCCGAGTTGCCCGGTCCGGTCCTTGGCCGTGTACTTGTCGCTTCCCGGGTCGACGACGAGGATGCGGCGGTCTTCCCCCTCGTGTTTCACCACTGTCATGTACGCCACGATGTCGACCATGTTCACCAGTTCATCGGACAGCTTCGTCTCGACCTTCGGGCGTTTGACGATCCGGTCTTCGTCTTTCTGTTCATCGAGGTGGGCGATCAGGAGGACGTTTTTGCCGGTGTCGCGGAGAATCTTGATGTAATCCCGGAGCGTCTTCTTGAGCCATCCCCAGCCGGCCATGGTCGGGCTGCCGTCCTTCTGGACCAGCTTGCTGTCGTTCATGGCGATCATGTACCGCTTCAGCTTGTCCATCAGCTCGCCGACCGGATCGAGGACAATGGTCTGATAGTCGGCCGTGCGGACAAGATCGAGGAAGTCTTTCATGTCCGACCACTTTTCGATTTGCGCCACGTCGACCTTGATTCCCCGAAGGCCGAAATACTTAGCGCCGTTCTCGCAGTCGCCGAGGATCGGCTTGGGAGCGGTCGAGGCGAAGGTTGTCTTTCCGACACCGCCTTCACCGTACACCAGCATGACCACTGACGGCTTCACTTGGGACTCGCCCGTGTTGTACACGCGCATACTTGTTTCTGGCCGGCTGGCCGTACACCGCGATACCAACCGGCTATGTTATGACTTAATTCAAGCTAAAAGCAGCGTAGACGAACTGAAGGATGATCATGAGCATGAAAATGATTGCGGGGGTAAGAGAGGGCTTCTGAGCGAAACGACCGGATTTTTTATAGCGGTAGAACTTACCCGTTCGCTTGATGGTGACGTTGGTCATACTTTTGTTTTTGTTTTTTAATTAAACCGATCACCGTACCATTCATTGATTTATCATTTTCAGCACACCACACTTTTAGCCATTTGTGCAGTTCTTCATTCGTTCCGGAGAAGGTCAGAAGCATTTTTTTCATAAGTGATTGATATACTAGCTTTATTATAATTATAGCATACCTGCAGAATTCGTCAAGACCCTGTATTTATTATATTTACTGGCATTTTTACAAGATTTTCCAATTTCTTGTAAAAGTTATCCCCAAGTGAAAACCGCCGTATTTCAGGCGGTCTTTGGTTCTAAGGAGCAAGGATGAGTTGCAGGGTCAATTCGCATTCCCGTAAGGCCCGGAGACAAGCCGCTACCGGGGTGACCTTCAGCTTCTCCGCGTACCGCCCGATGTAGCGGTAGGCGTTGCCGAAATACTTGCCCCCGGACTTCCCCACCAGCCGGCAGAGCGCCGCCCCGCACAATTCCGCCACCACTTCCTGCATCGGGTCTTGACCTGGTTTAAGACCGCCCACGATCCGGCAATGCCCGGCGTGGGAAAGCTCGTGAAAGAAAACGCATTCGTCGGGAGTAGCGAGGCCGATCTCGTTCCTCGTCTGGGAGAAGAACCCATAGTACTGGTAGTTGCCCGGGACGGCCTTGACGTTCACGCCCCACTCTTGTGCTCGTTCCATTAAGGGCAATTCCGGGAGTTGGTGGGTCTGGTACTCAAGCGGTTGACCGTCCGTGTCTTCGGCCCGGAATACAGCCACGGACTTAAAGCCTTTGACCACTTCCTCCTCGTTCTTCCTCACGATCATCGGAGCGAGGATGTAGAAGCACCGGGAACCCTTCCTGACGAACCGCCCGGCCTGTTGCCACTGGCGAAAGCCGCGAGCGTCCATCGTGCCGGACATGAACATGATCGTTCGATTGAGAAACGACCACTTCTTAGCCGGAATGTCCGGGATGGGGAAAGTCGCATACGCCACGCAATCAGGGATGTCGCCGTTCTGAAACTTGGTCACGATGTCCTGTAGGACTGCTTGGACTTCTTGCATACGCACCTCCGCTCGGCGGAAAATAAGCAAGAGGGCGTCCGCCAAACTGTCCCTCTCGCTATTGAGATAGCGGCTGATAGCTTGCGGCCGGTCAAGGGCTGGAGTCGTCCACAAGTACTCTTGTGGGCGAACTACCCTTGAGGGGCCGGAAGCTGCCGCTACAATGGGAGACGAGGGACAGTTAGGTGGGTATACGCAGGTAGGTTGTAAGAAGCTACTTCAATTTATCTTTTATTTCTCTTAACTGATCAATTATTTCTATGCCGATTAAAACTAGTAAAATTGCCCCGTATTTTTGCCAATTAGTGTCCGAAACGTAAGAATAATAAACAAACGCAAATGACAAAAATAGAATAAAAAAATAGACCATACTATTGCTTCTTCTTAAACCGCACCGAAAACTCGGCGGCGTAGGTAATTCCTTTGTGCGTAACCACCGGCTCCTGCCCTTTGGCGAACAAGGCCAGCGCCTGGTCGGTCATCAGATCGCGGTCGTTCCCAATGTCTGTTTTGAGAACCTCAATGTTGTCGATGTCGCCTTGGAATCGGGCGAGAATGGACGTTTTCACGGCGTTGACCTTGACCCTGGCGTCGTTGAGGTCCATCAGCGCCGACTGGTACTTTGGGTCTTTTTCGAGTGAGTCGGCGATCATGACCTTTAGCTCTTTCATTTTTTGTTTGTTGTCCGCTTGGCGGTCGTAGATGAGTTGTAACTGCATATTGATTTCGAATTATTTGGCGTAATCAATGTGGACCGACCCGCAGTTGTTGCAGGTCGTGTCCAGCTTTCCCGCCGTTGACATGAACTTGGCTTGGCAATCGTTGCAGATATAGTCGGTGGGTTTCTTGGTGCGGACCCATTTACCGCGCCCGGTTTTTTTCGGCACGGCCGCCTCTTTCTCCTTATGGTCTTTTATGGCCTTCTCGAACTCCTTCTCGGCCGACGGCGCATCTAAAAGCTCCATGGCCCGGTTCGTGAGTCGGTGGATCTCGGCGTAGAGCTTGCCGAGTTCGATGAACTTTTCCTCCCTCGTCATACGATTATTTGATTAACCCCCGCTCCTTCCCGTAGGTGTCGAGCGAGTAGCGGGAGCCGTCCGGCGTAAACCAGACATTATCGTCCAGCTTGTGATAATAGACGTGGTGGGTGAACAGGAAGCGGCCCGACAGCCCGGCCTTCTTCGCGTGGCGCAACAGTCCCGACATCGCTATCCGGGCATTCTCGTAGGTCTTGTCGGCGTACCGCTGATACCGAACGAACGGATCGTGGCTGAAATCGGAATACACGACGAGGACCGGACCGTCTTTATGGTCCTGACTCCACTTCCGGCAGGTTATCATCACCTTGTCCGGCCGGTCCTTTATCTCCACCTCCAGGTAACACTTGAAAGGGGCGTGAATGACCGCATCCGGTCGATGGCCGTCTATGGATACGTGGTAGTCGAACTGCCGCGCCCCGTACATGAGCTTGAAGGACTTGAGCACGTCTATCTTGACGCTCTCGTGCTTGAGGGATGACGATTCTTTCCGTTCGACCGGCTTATAGTCGTGCCGGCGATCCACGTACTCCGCCCCATCCTTGGTGATCTTATAAAACTGCTTCATGGACGTTTCCCGGACCGGGATGCCCTGGTCAACCGGAAGGATGTATTTAGAGGCGATGAGGCGCTGAAAATCCTTGCGTGGTTGCAACAAGGACCCCTCGAACCATTTGCAGGTGCGGGAGTGCAGGTTGTACATGGTGGCATAGCGGAAATCGAGAAGGTCGTGGAGAATGTCAGTGACCATAGGCTATATGCGCATAACTTGGGCGGCTGCGCCGACCGCAATCGGGTTTGATACCTTGTCCGGGCTTTTCAATAACGGCAAGGGGCAAATTCGATTGCGGTCGGAGTAGCCGCAGGTCTCTCCGGCCAATGTTATGCGCACTATTAAGGGGAATTTCGGCGGGGTTTTATCGGCGTAAATTTTTTTAGCAATTTCGGCGGGTATATTTTAATTTTACCATAAACGAATATAGCTGTGAATTGCCGGTTATGCACAGCCATTAGATACATTCCATTGACACCACACAACATCTTGTGATACGCGATTACGCATGCTCACCCCGTATCTGACCACCCGTAATGGCGTCCTGTTCGAGACTGATTGTCTGGAAATCATGCGATCGCTCCGCGACGGTATATTCCACTGCATCTTCGCCGACCCGCCCTTCAACCTGGGAAAAATATACAACAACGGCTACGACGATAACCAAGAAAAAGAACAGTACCACGCCTGGTGCCGGGAATGGCTGACCGAAGGGGCGCGCCTCCTTAAAAAGGGCGGCGCCTTTTTCGTGTACGCCACCCCGGAGCTTGCCATACGCTTCGCCGGACACCTGAATACCCTGCTCACCTTCCGCCACTGGATCGCCCTGACCATGAAGGGCACCTACCGGCGCGGAAACAAACTCTACCCGGCCCACTATGCCTTGCTCTACTACACGAAAGACGACCCGAAGCGGTTCAACGAACTACGGGTGCCCATCCCCACCTGCCGGCACTGCGGCAAGGAAATAAAGGACTACGGCGGGCACCGGGACAAGCTGAACGACAAAGGCTTGAACCTCACCGACTTCTGGGAGGACACTTCCCCGAACCGCCACAAAAAATTTAAGGTCCGCCAGGGAGTCAATGAACTGAAGCTCATAATCCCAGAGCGGGCGGTCCTCATCTCGACCAAGAAGAACGACCTCGTATTCGATCCGTTCGGCGGCGGCGGGTCCACCTATCAAGTGGCTGAAAAGCACGGCCGGCGATGGATCGGCACCGAACTGTACGACTGCCGGCACATCAAGACGCGACTGACGGAGATCTGCCCCGATTCGATAGACCAACAACCACAATTCGATTACCAGGGGTTATTCAGAAATGAAAATAACCAATCTGAAATTCTACGGCGGAGCACGAGAAAAGGTTTGCCGGCTGGGGTTGTCGCACCTGTTCCTTGAGCTTCAGGATATTCTGATAAACACCCCCGTGCTTATCTTGCAGGCGAATAAGGCCAACAGTGCTGGCGTGATTCGGGAAAGAATCGACGCCAGTTTCCAACAATATCCTGAGTGGGAGCAGCAAAAATCCGGCGGTACCGACTGGACAAAACGCAGAAAATTTAACCAATCAATCGTGGTGCGTATGGGCGTTGAAATTCAAGTATCCGGCAGAAGTGACATGCTGGCCCGCGATATCGTTCATCTTCGCAATGATCTCCAAAAAAGCGTCATCGACGTTGGCGTCATCGTCGTTCCTTCCGATTTTATGGCGCCATACCTGACCGACCGGGTGGCTGATTTCAGTTACGCCAGACAATACGCTGAAAAAGAATTAAAAGAAGCCCAAGACTACCCGATCATACTCATTGGAATAGAGCATGACGGATACGACACTGTGCCCCTGCCAAAGAAAAAGACAAACATCGGAAAAGCAAAATCAGCGCCATAG